GAACCATTCTTCATTAATTGGGGGGTAAAAGATTAGTTATGGACTTCACTAAACAACAATTCATTGACTTTTGGGGCAGCAATGGCTACTACGAAGCGTTTACCTATGGGATAGGCATACAGGAAGTAATTAACCGAATTATCTATCCGTTTGGTGGTGTTGAAACCTGTTTAGAAATAGGATGCGGTGGAGGTGTGTTCACTAAAGAATTATCGCATACTTTCAGTAAGGTTATCGGTATTGATGTTATTCCCATACATGCCGGAGTGATATACCATAATTTAGAATATAAGGAATTAGATAACCAAGACTACAAATGCACAAATGTAGATGACAACTCAATCGACTTCGTTTTCAGTTACGGAGTATTTTGCCACTTCTCAAATGATGCCATCAAAGAGTATCTGCAATCTATTTACAGAGTGCTGAAGAAGGGCGGTCATTGTGTGATAATGATTAGTAACTTTGACAAACTGAAAGAGCAGTTCCCCGACTTCGATGACTGGGGTAAGTACAAGTTAGGGGATAGAATGTTAATCGGGCATTTTTACCAAGATGACAGAACGGTGGATATTATGAAACATAAATTCAAAATAGTAAGCCGTAACCTAACTCCCGATCACAGGGATATTGTGGTACATCTAAAGAAATAATATGGGCTACACAGGAAAAACAATCGAACTAATCGACCTCATTATTGACAGAGTGCAAACGGTAGTAGATTTAGGCGCACAGAATGATTACCGCCATCCGACACTACCTGCACCATACGTTAAAGATACCTACTATGCCAACAAGCAATACACGGCCATTGACATATCCGGAGAGAACGGAAGTGAACCGTATGACCTTTCACAACTACACAGTTTCGGAGTACAGTATGACCTTTTGGTGGATGCAGGAACATCCGAACACGTTGGAACCAACGGCAAGCATGACATCAAAGCAATCTACAACTGTTGGAAGAACAAACACAACCTTGTTAAAGTCGGGGGATTCATTGTCAGCGAAAACCCAAAGACAGGGAACTGGCCGGGGCATGGGTTCAACTACTATACTACAGACTTTTATAAGCTACTCGCTGGCTTTGGTGATTACTCTCTCATTGATATTGGTGAGCATCCTGCTATGGGCAATACTACGGACGGTTGGAATGTTTACTGTGTTATGCAGAAAACGAAAGAGGAATTTATAAGTTTGGAGAAATTCAAGAAGTGTGGTATTGCAAGAAGTTAAACAGATAAAGGCGACATCGGTATTCTATGCCAATGAAAAGGCATACAATGAGGGATTTCCGATAATATGCAATGAGGGGGGATCACGATCAAGCAAATCATTCTCCATCGTTCAACTGCTCATTCAGATAGCATCTACCCAACGTAACAAGCGAATCAGCATAGTATCGCACTCACTACCACACATCAAACGGGGCGCATACAGGGATTTCAAGACCATTATGGAAGATTGGAATATGTGGAAGGATGAGGATTTCAGTTTTACTGACTTCATCTACAAATTCCCTAATGGCAGTTATATCGAACTATTCGGACTTGAGGATGAACAGAAAGCACGGGGGCCGGGTAGGGATATTCTTTTCGTAAACGAAGCAAACCTTATCAGAAAGGCACTATTTGACCAATTAGCTATGCGTACAACGGGGACAATCTTTTTAGACTGGAACCCTGCCGACTTCGTATCATGGGTGTACGATGTTGCGGACAATCCCAACAACAAGCGCATAAAATCTACCTACATACACAACAAAGGGAACTTATCCCAAACGCAAATAGACATCATTGAGGGGTATAAGAACCTGCCCGATGACTTTATGTGGAAAGTGTACGGATTGGGAGAAAGGGGTGCCGCAAAGGAGATAATCTATACCAAATGGCAGATAACAGATGTATTGCCGGAAGGGGGAGATGTATTCTATGGACTTGACTTTGGATATGTTCACCCACTTGCACTCGTTAAGGTAGTACACTATGAGGGTGCAAACTACGTGCAGGAGTTGATATACAAATCGGGTTTAACTCCATCTGAAATAAGCCGGGAAGTGAAAGACCATATATCAGACCGCAAACCCGTGTACTGCGATGCTGCAGAACCTAAAAGCATTGAGGAACTTTACAGGGGTGGTATCAATGCACAGGCGGCAAACAAAGAAGTATGGCCGGGAATATTGAAAGTTAAATCTTATCCGTTATTCGTTACATCCGGTAGTAAAAACATCATTCGGGAGTTGCAAAGCTACAAGTGGAAAAAGGACAAGAATGACAATGTGATTGATGAACCGGTGAAGGAGAATGACGATGGGTTAGATGCGATGCGTTATGCCATATTCACCCACTTACATAAGCCGGCTTTTCAGGTGGCTGTATGGTAGGCAATTAAATCGTAATTTTGCCAGTAACAAATAATAACTTATGGGTTTATTCGATTTCCTCCGCCGCAAGGCAGCACCCGTTAAAACACCTGTACAAGTATCAATAGAAAGGGGTTTGATTACTTGGGACGGTCAGAATCAAGCAGAAATAGTAAGGGATAGTTATATCGGCAATGACTTGGTATATGCCATCATTCAACTGATTACCCAAAAGGCGAAAGTAGCACCCTGGGGAGTGTATAAGGTGAAGGATAAGTCGAAGGCAAAGCAGTACCAGGCGAAACTAAACTCACCCGTAACTATTGACCTCAAAGAACTGAAGGAACTGAAAGAACAGGCATTTGAACTATACGAAGGCGATGCCCGGCTGAATGAGTTGCTCAAATACCCAAATAGTGAAGATTCATGGAGCGATCTCATTGAACAATGGGTAGGGTTTAAGAAGATAACCGGCAATTCATTCATCTATGCGAAAATGGTGGGCGATGCTTCCGTTAACAAGGGCAAGCCAATGGAGTTGTATGTACTACCTGCGCAGTACATGGCGGTAAAGGTTGACATTGAGCAATTCCCGCCAAAGAAGGTAGCATATCAACTTTACTATGGGCAGTACATACCATTCAATACGATTGAAATCCTGCATGACAAATACTTCAACCCTGAATGGTCAGCAACCGGTGGGCAGTTGTATGGGTTATCACCTTTACGTGCGGCATCGAAGGTATTGACACGCAGCAATTCAAGTAAGACCGCATCCGTTGCCATGTTCGATAACATGGGGCCGCAGGGGGTACTTTACATGGATGATCTACGATTCGACCCATTAAGTGGTGGGCAACAGGCACAGGCATTGAAAACGCAAATATCAATGGCATCCGGCGCCGGCAAGCATGGAAGTGCAGCCGTGAGTGGGTATAAAGTAGGATGGACGCAAATCGGCCTACCTGCAAAAGACCTGCAACTGATTGAAGCAGAGAAATGGGATAAAGAAGCACTATGCAGCATTTATGGTGTACCACCGGTGCTATTAGGTTCGCAGGATGCAGCCACTTATAACAATATGCGTGAAGCGGAAAAGTCGCTGACTTTACGTGCAGTTCTTCCCGAACTGATCGCCATCCGGGATAACCTTAACCGGAAGATGAAGACCGATTGGGGGTATAAAAATACCGACATATTCGTGGACTTCGATTTGACCGTATATCAAGAACTAGAAGCGAACAGGGAAGCGCAAGCACAATGGCTGAATACTTCATGGTGGTTGACCCCGGAACAGAAACTCAAAGTAATGGGTATCGCACCTGATCCGAATGTGCCGCTTGAAGATTATCAAAAGTTGTATATTCCGCAAGGTTTGATGCCAATGGATGACTTTACTAATCTGCCCGATGTACCGCCAACTTTACAATAAATACCGGAAGAAATACAGGGTGCTAATCAAGAAGGAACTTGATAAGCAATGCAAAGCCATACTCAATGGTGAGCAACCCGACCAAAGCGGACTAAAGCGTATTATAAGCCAACTGCATCAAGGTGCAGGAATGACAATGGCTAAATACAACTATGATAAGATTAGGCGAAAGGCAGGTATAAAGGATAACTTGACACCTCAGCAAAGATGGGCGATAGTGATTAAGATGTTTTTAGATCAGGGATTGACTATGCTGACCGATGGCATTACTTCTACCACAAAGGAAACTATCCGCAAGGTATTAATTAAAGGTATGCAGGAGGGGTGGAGCATAACGCAAATGATGACCGAACTCGAAAAGTCAGGTATCAATGCGTACCGGGCCGAACTCATTGCCCGAACAGAAACAACAAGAGCCGCAAATCAGGGTGCGTTGTTAGGTGCCGTATCAACAGGTCTGCAAACCAAAAAGGAATGGATAGCGATAACCGATGATAGAACAAGGCGCATACCCCGTGATAAGTTCGACCATTTGCACATGGATGGAAAGCGTGTGGCAGTAGATGAACCTTTCACCGTACCGGGCATGGGTAGTGTAGAACAGATGGAATATCCAGGCGATAGTCGGGCAAGTGCAGGGAATGTGTGTAATTGTCGCTGCACCGTTGGCTTTGAAGTAGTGAGGGATGAAAACGATATGCCAGTATCAATACAAGGCAACTTAAGAGGGCCTGCCGGCACCCTGTGGAGTTTATGGAATAATAGTTTATTTTTGCAATTACAAATGTTGATAAATGAAGCAATATAGCGTTAAGGATATAATGAATGGTGTCGAAGATGTTGACAAAGAAAGCCGTAAGGT